AGCACCCACCCGCGGCCGTGATGGTGGGCCCCCACGTCGGGCAGGTAGTGCCGGTGCCTTGGTAGATGAGGTTGTTCAGCGTCGTGAGCGTCGCGACGATCCACGCTTGCTGTTCGGCCGACATCTTCGACCAGACCTCGGGGTCGCCGGCTGCACCGAGCGTGAACCCAGGCATCCCGACGCCGCCGAACGAGAGCCGTTCGCCGATGCCCGAAAACCTTCCGCGATGACCAGTTGCGAGTGATTGCTGTGCCCACATGGGAATCGTTCCTTTGCAGTCGACGCAGTCAGGTTGCGCCGGTAACCGTTCTCTGGCGAATTTGCAGTCTGCTCTGCGCAGGCCCTCGTCTGTGGGCCCTTGCACGGGGACATCGGTGACGAAATCGGGGTGGCCGTAGGCTTGTGCGGGGGTCACGGTACGTCCCTCCCAAGGTTGTGGTCGAACACCAGCGATCCGGCGATCGATCCGTACTGAGCGTCGTTGTACGTGACGAGGAATTGATCTTCCGGAGACAGCGCCGAGAGCGCCGTGCAATTGGTGAGCACCGGATTCAGAGCCGGATCGTTCTGCCGAACGCTCGCGAAGAGCGCGACGTCGCACGGGACCGGCACGGGGATGTCGAGTGCGTACTCGACCTTCTCGTCACGCCACTTGTACCGGAGCTCGTGGATGTTGCCGAGACTTGCCGCGAGCGGCTTGCCCCACGGACGGCCGCCGTTCGGAGGGGTGTACGCCGTGGGCTTCAGGACCGGCCCTGCGATCGTCTGGTAGAGCAGCGCGGGCGACCGAGCGTCCTGGAAGATGACCCCGTCGGTGTTCTGCGGGTTTCTCGTATCGCGTCGAGCCTTGTTGATGAACATCACGTGCCAGGAGATGTTGCCGTCCGGCGGATGCCAGAACGGGGTTACGATCTCCTTCCTGAACGTGACGGTGCTGCCGATCGGAGGACCGAACGCGGGGTTGAACGGAGGGTCCACCCTGGCCGGCAGCCGCGTGATGAGCTCGGCGTACTGCCTCATCCCGACGAGACGCACGCCGCGGTAGTCGGAACTCTGATCGCCTGGTCCGAAGCTCGCTCGCGCGAGCAAGAAGAGGTATCTCGCCCCACCGAGGGAGGTCGACGGCGTGGTCGGCACCACGAGGCCCGTGTAGGCATTCGTGTTCCACGGATCGCTTCCGAGGAAGCTGAACTCAGGGTTGGGGCCGGTCGTGACGATCTCGTACCGGCCCGCGCAGAGCACCGAACGGATCCCTCCAGCTACACCGTCGGGGTGTTTCTGGAGGCGGATCACGTTGTCGGCGCGGGAGGTCATGCTGCTTTGAAGAAGTTGATGCGGACCAGGCGGGCGTTTCGTGCTTCGCGTGCCAGTTGACGCCCCTCTTGAGCCTTGCGTACCCGTTCGGCTCGGGCTTCTGGCGTCATGTTCGCCCATTCTTTTCGGGTGGCCTCGCTGAACACCTCGGACGGTTTCGCGTGTCCGCGTTTGCCGTACTTTGCTCGGCGAGTTGCCCAAGCCTTCGAGATCACCTGACGCTTCTGCTCCGGAGTGAGTGTTGCTTGCCTGGAGGTCTGCCAGTCACTCATCTTCTTCGAACGCAGTGGTCCGGCTTTCGCGCCGGCTTCTTGTGCTTTTCGGATTCGTTCTGCGCGAGCCTCTGGAGAAGTGTTCATCCACACCTTGCGAACTTGTTCGCTCTTCTGTTCGGCTGTCACTCCAGCAAGCTGATGACGAACCCGTTTGCTCTTCTCTTCAGGAGTTAACTTTGACCAAAAAGCCGTTTGTCCCGATGCGATCTTGTCTCGCATCTCCTTGGACTGTATGAGCGCTCTTGCTCTCTCTTTGCGTTCTGGTGTCCAAACATGGATGTTAGTGAGAAAATACGCCGCGCGCTGTTCTGGCGTCATCTTCTGCAGTCGAGCCCGTGAAGCCTCTGCGATTTTTCGTTTGGTGTCTTCGTGAATGAAGTCTGGCCCATCTCCGCCTCCGGTTATGTTGTAACCGTGCGGGACACGACAGTTGAGCTGTTTGATCCAACGAGACTCCGCGTCGTTTGCTTCGGCCTTGGTCGAAACAACTTCCAACACCTTGTGATCAAACGCATCCACTCCGTGTTTTCGGATGGCAGCACCAAACGCTGGTGACCCTCTGCTCACCTTCGCCGCGGAGAGATGCTCTTTCCAGCGTTCCTCCATCGTATCTATCGTCTGACCAACGTAGTGTTTTCCGTTCACTCGGTTGGTGTGACAGTAGAGAGTGAATGACTTCTGTTTCATTTCGATAGCACAGACAGATTCGGAGTTTCGATTCCCAGCGCTTTGAGCCGCGCACGCGCCTCTTCGTCTGAAAGGTCGTCGTAGCCCGACTTGTCCAAAAATTGCCACCCAAGGAACGTCATCGTCACGTCGTACGGAACACTCACAGGCGTCTGTGTGAGGATCGCACTGATGCGGACATTGGATTGCCGAAATAGTGGCCACCCAGCTGGCCACGTAGCAGCGAACACGTCGACGAGAGTTCCGAGATCGACAAAGGTGGAAGAAATTACGTACTTCGGCCCACCGAACACTTGCATCTGTACGCCGACGCCAGTCTGTCCGCCCTGCTTCAGTTGGTTGAAGTAGAGGCTGGAAAAAGGCGATCCAGGGAATGTGTTCTGCTGGAACAGACTGAAAGAGATGCGCTCGATGAGCGTGTCCTGCGTCAGATTGTTCGAGAAACTCCCCTCGACCGGCGGCGCGTTCACCGTGCTCGAGGAGAACTGAAGCGGGATGTCGTCGACGAACGGGACGCGCGGGATACCGGCGACCAGAGCGTAGGCGACGCGAGGCGCGTAGAGCGCCAAGTTGCGAATGTCGTGATCTCTCGGTTGCATCGGGGGTCCTCAAAACGAATCAGGCGGCGCGGCATTCTCAGCCAACGCCGCCTGGCTCGTGTTTTCGGGTTGAGGTTTGTCGGAGATCAGGCCGCCTTGGTGGCGACGACCTGAGGCATGTTGTCCGCGCAGTACACCTTCCAGCCGCCTGGCATTTCCCAGCCCTTGATCTTGATGCCGATCTTCAGGATGCCGCCCTTGAAGACTTCGCGGCAGAGGTTGACGCTTTGCTGAACCAGCAACGGCGTCGAGTCGAGCGTCTGCTCCAGCATGACGTTGTTCACACCAGCTGCGCCAATGAGAATGGCATTCGTGGTCGGAGTACCGTTGGCGGCTCCTGTACCGACCGCCGTGGGGCTGCACGTGAAGTTCGCGTCCGGAGAGATGTTCGTGCCGAGAGGCTCGTTGGTGATGCTGACCGCTTCGAGCATGAGCGCCTGGTGGACGGCGTCTTGCACCACGAACAGCATGCCGATCGGAATGCCGCGCTCGAGGAAGCACGGGCTTTCGACCGGGCGGTACATCTGACCGCGGCAACCGTATCCTTGCCACCTGAGTCCGCCCCAGGTCACTGGAGCGAGGTCGAAGTCGCGCGTCGGATGAAAGACGCCGACGTTACCGAGTCCGATGGCCGTACCGTTGACGCTGCCCACCCGCCGGAAAGACACCGGCAGGAAGATCGTCGCCGATCCCTTCGAGCGGTACGTCGCGTTGACGGCCGCGACGTACTCGATGACGGGAACTTCGCTCGTGCCCGCCGCCTCGGCGTCCGCGAAGGAGCCGAAGTAGGAAACGTCCGCCGCGAGCTCGTTCAGGACGAGTTCACGCTGCGAGGTCTTCCACTGGAACTGGTAGGCGTTGATGAAGTTCCAGCCCGCGCGCCACACTTCCGAACCGAACGTGAACACGGCCGGAGTGATCGTCTGCGCCGGAGTTCCAGGTCCACCGAACGCAGGACCGAGCGCGCCGTTGAAGACGTCGTTCGCCGTGAACACGTCTGGGCTCGGAGGAGGAGTCGCGGTGCTTGCGGGTGCCAGGAAGGCGTTACCGATCGTCGAGAACGACATCGGCTCGCAGAAGATGTGCACGCCCACACCCTGCGCGAGAATGTCGGTCTGGAGGATGCCGTTGATGAGGAACGTCGAGTCGATCGACGCCACACCAGGCACGCTCGAGGAACCCGAGAGCAGGTTCACGGTGTCGCCGAGCGTCGCGAGCGCTTCCTCGGCCGTCAGCGGCAGAGGGATCGTCCACACGACCTCTTCGATCACGGGGATGTTGCCGAACGAGCAACGGATGCACTTCTCCGCCGCTGCGAGAGTTCCGGGGGATCCCGCTACGGGCTCCACGCCGAGACCGAACTGCGGCCGGCGCACCGCGGGGCGCTGGTTACCGAACCGAGAGGTCTGCTTGCCGATGATGCTTCTGGACATGTCTGATTTCTCCTTGTGCTCGCCGTTTCCTGGGCCGACGCGAGCTTCTTCTGACACCTCAACCCCGGGGTTCGAAACCTACCGGGGCGAGGTGCGGGGGTCGCACCGTTAACAGCGCGCCTGATGGCGCGTCAGTTGACGAAGGGCGACTCCTCTTGCTGATCACCGAGGAACGGTGAGGCCATGTCGAGCGATCCGATGCAACCGCACGCAGGGTCCGTGTGCGGCGCTGCCTGCGGACCCGGGCCAGTGCCAGGGGGCGGACCAGGCGAGTACGGCACGCCTCCCGCGGGAGACGCCCCCGTGCCCATGGCCTGGGCTGCGGTCGGGTAGTTGCTCGGTCCACCCGTGCCCCACGTGTTCTGCACGCTGGGGTAAGCGTCTTGTACTCCGGTGTGTGTTAGAAGCGCCTGCGCTGCGTCGGGGTATTCCGGCGAGCCGGCCACCGCGAACGGTCCCACGTCGGCGCCAGAGAGAGCTCCAGCTTGTCCGCCGCTCGAGACCTGCTGCTGTTTCGCGTCGAGGTTGAGCTTCGCAGCCACCTCGGCGGGATACAGCCTGGCGATGAACGACTTCTGCAACGCGGGGGTGGTCGTGTCCTTGCCGAGGAGCATCGGCATGAGGAAGTTGTTCCAGAGCGTCTTGAACAGGCTGACGCCTGCACCGACGGTGGCTCCCTCGAGCGAGCTCTTGACGAGAGGTTGGTCCACGAACGCCGCACCGACTGCCGGAAGCGCCACGGCACCGACACCGGCACCGAGACGGAGCCAGCTTGGCGGACTCGCCACGTTGAACGTGTTCGCGAGAGTTCCAGCGCCGTCCGACGTGAACTTGTCCTTCGGCCTCTCGGCAGCGGTCGGGTCGTACGTCGCGAGGAAGCG